TCAAGCAATCTCACAATGTGGCACTTCAACCCATTGTACATGGTTTTCTGTATAAATCTTGGTTGACTCTGCATCACTATGAGCCATTCGAGCTTGTGGATCAAAACCACGTTGTTTAAACATAAAGGCTGCTAATGCTCTTATCTCATGAAAGGTTGGTCTTTCATCTAAAGGTAAATGACTGGCAACGCCCACTCGATCACGTAATGCTGAAAATGCACGGCTAAGGTAATCAGGTGCGACTTGTGTTGGATGATTAACTTCTTTACTTACTTTATTTGGAATACGAGTAGGTAGCCTATGCACAATATAAGGGCTTGCCACATTGTCACGGCTATTATCGATGATTTCCTTAAGTGCTTTGCCTATGGGGATCGCAATGTGAGATGCCTCTTTATGTTGCACTTTTTGTCTGTGAATATAAATCATCCCGTATATTCCATTTAAAGGTTCTTCATACCATAAACACCCACAGATGCCTTCTTTGGGAGCTTTGATATTGTATTTTATGCGTGATACTTCAAGCCTTGCTTGTGTTGTTTGTAATGCCAGATCCATTGCTGTTCTTAACCAAGGTTCTGCGGACGCTCTAATTTTAAGAAAATCATCATAAGATAATCTTCTACGTTTTTTCCCATCGACTCTTTTCATTTTCTTACGTTCAGCAGGGTTATCAAACATAAGAGATTCATCCATTGCGTAACTAAAAATTTTCTTTAGAAAACTTACCTTACGATTTTGTACATTAGCAGAAGCATCGGCATGATATTCATTAATATAGCCATTTACATGTTCCAGAGAGATTTCATTTGCGGGGATATCTTTAAAAAAGATCTTAATTCTTTCTAAGTCATTAACCCAGTTACTAAGTGTACTGTCTGATGGTTTCTCATCATTAGTGATCCGCAAAAATAACTTATCTAAATGTTCTGAGAGAGGGAGGGCCTCTCCATATTGCCCCCCCGAGTCAATAATTAATGAGTTAACAGAAACGCATTTTTCTGGTCGCATAATATTGTTGTATTCTCTGGCTATTGCGATAGCTTTTGCTTTATCTGCACCAATGCATTTTCTTAAACCATTAGTTAATGTAAGGCGATATTGTTTAACTGATTTATCAAAATAAAGAAAGTCAGGTAGATGCCTAAATTCCTTTCTTCTAGGTCTACTGGCCATATTACGAAGCCCTTATTAACTCATCGACACATGAAGAAATAACGGACTCGATACCCCAACGTTCGGATGAATATACCCAAACAGAACAATCAACGATTTTGCCTTTTAATAAACCTGTTTCTACCCATTTTTTTATGGTTCTATTATCTGGAATAGAACCTACTTCAAATTCTCGTTTAGCCCACGCACTAGCTTTCATCAGTTTTCCGCTCATTTTGGTCTTGCCTCATCATCAATAAAATAAGTCGGTCTGCTGTATCACAGGAGTGTTTGATTTCAGCGTCAGTGCATGGTCTATTTCTTACACTGAACGCTAACCGACCTAATTTAATATCAAAACTTGTTAATACTTGGTTCCCTGGTTCCCAAGGTGTTAATAATTTCATGGTGGTTACCCATTGGTCTTGAATAAACCACCATGCTAATAACAACGAAAAGTAAAAACTGATTATGCTTAATCAACTTTTTACCCGAATAATTCCCTCCACTGGATAGCATTCTGCAATTTTCCCTTTGGTCGCGAGTAATTCCTTATCAATTAAACAATTTTGTTCATCAGGATAAATGTAGCCATAGGGTTCGAACTGACAAATCATCGAACTACATACCAAAAGGAATAAACCATACATTATTGTTCACCCCTTTGCTGTTCAGAGTGAGTGGGCTGAAGTTCAATTTTGACGTGCGTTGGGAAATCGTATGAAACATGGCAACGTCTATCTGTTGAAACAAAGCCATGTGTACCATCTGGTAATGTGATCTTTACGGCTTGGTCTTTTTGTTGAGAGTGTCTAAGCATTGGTCTTGCCTCTTTGTGACATGTCACACTAATGAATAATAGCTGTATTTATAGGGCGCCCCAGTTGTAGCAATAACGCTTTTTGCATCGATGAAAGTGCTTGCTGTTCTTGCTCTGTGACATTTTTTGTTGATGCTGTAGACCATTCGATACTGCATTTATTGGTTGCTTCATCATGGGTAATAACAACTTCTAACTTCATGGCCATAACGTTTATCTCCTGATAATGCGCCCAAGAAAGGGCGCTATTATGAATTAACGAACCATTAATGAACGTTCACCAACTTCAAGATGTGCTCCGGGAATTTCAATACCATTTTCAAGCGCTTCTTTGATGCCTTTTTTATCAGGCGCGGTGATGGTTTGAACATCAACCAACTCATCCGGTAATAAAGCCTCATTGTCGATAATGACTCGAACAACACCAGCTCTAGCAGTGAATGTATTTTTTGTTGTTTTTAATTTATCTAATCCTGAAGCCAATAAGCAGTTAAGAGCATATTTCTTTAGGTTTTTAGCTTGGTTTTCGAATGATTTTTTACGATCAGATAAACGTTTAGATTCTTCATCCAGTGTTTTAGCTTGACCTTCGATATTGCGAACGTGATGCATAATTGCATCCAATTTATCACCTAGCTCGCCCTCGATACCTGCCAATGTATCTGCGATATCTTCAGGAGAGAATTCACCTGTTTCAACGAGTTGCTGTAATTTTTCATAATTGGTCGCCAGTGCGATAGCAGTAGTTTTGGTCATTAGATTGCCTCTTCTTTCTGTTTCAGTTTGTCTAAACACTCTTTTTCGATTTGGTTTAATCGACGTAAACGGCCAGACAAATACTTCTCGTAATCTTCGTCACGACGTTCTTTGGCTGATTTAATATGTGCAGAAATTTCGCGCGTTAATGTCGATGCAATACCTCGTAATTCATTTGCTGTAACAGCACTACGCATCACTTCTGTATGTTTAGTAAATTTCTCGTCTAATTCTTTGCGAATACGTGTGATATCTTCCGCTTTTTCACTGGCATTTTTGATTTCAAACTCAAGTTTATTGCTTACTATATATTCAGGGTTATCATGCATACCCATAAAGACATCAGAGCTAAAGCCAAGCATTGATAGGGCTTTTTTGATGGCATCAGTGAGTGATTTTTTAATAACTTCACCGTCAACCTTAATGCCATAGTTAGTTTGATAGCGGTATGGTGTTGCACCATAGCTTTCAAATTCACCGCGGGTTTCACATTCGATGATGTACCAAAAACGGATCTTAATTGAGTGGTTTTGTTCGCAGAATAACGATCCATCAGCATCACGTAAAAAACGGGTTGCGACTTGTTTATTACGCTCATCAAGGACAGGTTCTAAAAGAGGCTTTCCATCAATAAATTTTTCTTCAAGGACTTCATATCCCCAACCTTCACCAATAGGACCGAATATTTCAGTTGCACGCATAAACATGTAAGTGCTGTTTATACTGGTCCCCGTAAATCCCACGCCTTCTAATGGCTTAGTAAAGCGCGGGTCTGTACGTTGTACTTGTTTCCAAATACTTAGGTTATTAGCGTCACTCGCGTTAAGAACTTCATCAATAACACTGGCACGTTGCTCAAAATTATCTTGTTGTGCTGATGGTGTTTCGGGTTCTTTAGGCTCTACAGTTTGTTCAACCACCGGAGAACTTTCTGTTTTAGGGGCTACTTCTTGCTTTTTACGTGAACGTTTAGGCTTAGTTTCCTTTTCAACGGTAATTTTGCTAGATACCGAAGGGGTATTATCCAATTGGTTAGAAGTGATACTTTCTTCTTTTTCAGCATTGCCAGTAGGCTTGTTAATACCTAAATGACGGTCAATAAATTCTTTTCGCGCATTGGGATTATCTAATAACTCAGGCTGTTTTTTACTTTCAGCTATTAACGAGAAAATCTTTTCACGTGGTATATCCAAGATGCCAGCTGTTGTGCGTAAATCCATTGACCAGCGTTTCCATGCTTTGTCGTCGTCATCTATCAGTTCTTTGGCTTTTTTTACTTGAGATGCGAGGACATTATTAGGATCAAAGTCATCTAACAGTGCTAAAGCAATTTCGGTATCTATGGTTGAATAGTTACGTTTGATAGAAGATGTTTCTTCATGTTGTTGTTCTGGTTCTTCGGTTAGCCAGCTTTCACCTAATGATTTAGCTTCTTCAACGGTGACATCTTCATTAGCAAACTCATAGATAGCCTGTGCTATTTCCATTGTTTGCTCAGCATCCATCAAAGAAAGTTTTGTTATTTCAGCTAGGCCTGTAGCGATATTACGAATTTTGGGATCTTCTTTTCCTGCCAAATATTCCAGAGCAGTTGAAAACTCATTGTTAGTTATTTGAGTCTTTCCAAATAAAAGTAAACACGCAATTCTGGGCTTCGTTCCTAGTTTTTTGAAATTCTTATATTCAATAGGTTTCCATTGAGTTCCATCAAACTCATTTTCAACAGCAAATTTCTCATCGAATATATCTAAAGTAGGGCAAACAGAGCCGTCAAGGTGTTCGCTAATTAACGGATCATCAGTGTTAAAGTTATCCATAGCTTCTGGATATGCTTCAGATAATTTTACTACTGCAGTCGCTGTTGCAAGTTTTGCATTAGCGGTGTTTAACGCTATGGCCAACGGTACAGCACCGTTGTTTGTACGAGCCTCGGTCGTAGGCTCAAATACACAGATAAAAGTTTTCATTGGTCTTGCCTCTTAATAAGGGATTTCTTCGTCAGTTTTCGAAATGGGTTTGCCTTCCAAGCAGAGAAGCATTTGGATTTGATCTTCTAACAAGCTTGATTTCATTTGGGCATCAGCAAGAATTTTATCTTGCTCATTGCGTAGAAAATCAATTTCAGCGTGAATGAGAGCAGTTTGAGTTGGCTCTTTAAAAGGAACATCAACAATGTGTTCTGCAATAACAAAACCTAGCCCTGCATTGGGATCGGCTTTAAATGCGTAGGCGTTATATTGGTAAGAACCATCGAACTGTTTTTGAGCATGAATATAGAGTGTGACTGTTAGGCTTTCAGGTTGTGCTTTCATAGCAACTCCTTTAAAATAACGGTGATCAGTGATTTATCATTGGTCTTGCCTCTTCTAGCGTTTGGTCGCGCTAGTAGAACTCCCGATAGCTTTGGTCGGCAATTCGGGGTAAAGGAACCCACTTCGGTGGGTTTTTTTACGTCTAAAATTTGTTGCCCGTCTTTCCGAGCTGTCAGGTCTGCCTTGTAGCTTTGGTCGGTAACTAATTAAATTCCCTGGTATTACTAAAAAACTTGCCGTTATGCGGTGGTAATCATGACAGGTCGCGATGAGAGCTGTGGTTCTCCTCCGACATAACAGCAAAACTAAATCTGAACACTGACCTAAACACTTGCTGTGTTGTTTTTGGTTGCTTTAATATTAGCGTTGCTATTTTAATTGTCAATAGCATTGCTAATATTTTGAGTTAAAAAAAACCACCGTATCGACGGTGGTTGTATGTAACACATTGTTATTTTATGCAAAATCAATCATTTTAATAGGAAGTGATTTTATTACTTTTCCAATAATTCGGAGATCATACATTTCTGACTCTTCAATATAAAACGTTTCATAAGCAGGATTATCTGATTTAACAGCTAGTTTTCTGCCCTTAACTCTTTGTAATCTTTTTATAAATAATGAATTTTCAAAACTAAACACATAAACACCATCGCCATCAAAAAATTCATTATGAGTATCAACAAAAACGACGTCTCTTGGGTTTATTGCTGGAGACATGCTGTCACCGCTAATGTTAATTATTTCAATCCCTTTTAAACTTTTTCTACCGAATAAATCGAATACTTTTTCTGGAGAGAACTCAATAGATTTTATAGTGTCAGGGAATTCGTTATTTATAAAGCCACCAGGGCCTGCTTTTGCATATACATCCATCAGTCTTAAAGTCGTATGTTCATTTTGAGTTGATGTAGAAGAGGTTATTTGTTTTATTTCTTCTTCTTTTCCTGTTCGCCTAACGTAGTCTAACAACGTTTTTAGCTCTGGATTAATATCTTCAGGATCAACTTTCAATAATGATGCGAATTTTAAAATTGTATCAGTGTTTAAGGCTGTTCGGCCATTTAAATACTGACTTACTGCCCCTTGAGTAGCAAATCCCATAATCTCTGCGGCTTTTTCTTGAGTTAAGCCCAGAGATTCTCGTTTTGCTTCCCAAATGTTTCGTAAGTTTCGGGCGGCAATTTTATCTGATTCTGATATTTTTCTGTTCATTTTAGTATTTTATTTGTAATGCTAATAATTATCCAATAGCATTGCTATTGATTTATTAAATTAGCATTGCTAATATTCGGCTATTACATAAGCTGGAGGAAAACATGAAATTAGATCTGTATTTAAAAAAACAAAAAATCAGCCAAACTGAATTTGGGAAAACGGTTGGAGTAACTCAAGGGTTTATTAGTCAAGTTATTGCTGGTAGCTACTACCCTAAAGGTCGAAAAGCTATCGAATGGTCAGCAAAAACCAATTGGTTAGTAACTCCACATGATCTTAATCCAGTTGATTATCCAAATCCTTGGGATGGCTTGCCAAAAGGAGTATTCAGTATTACAGGTATCAAATTAAAAAACTGATTATGCATAATCAATTTTTCTAGCGACAGGAGACGCAAAAATGAATTTTGATATCAACATTATCAGAGCTGAAATTGAAGATTGGGCGGTAGAACAAGGGCAAGAACATGTTGCCATTGAGATTAGCCGAGCTTACTTACGATTAGTGGTTAATCAAGAACATGGTCGATTATATGCCATTGAGGATCAAACTGGTAAGGCAGACTGGAAAGCAATCAATAATAACCGGCAACAGATATTCCGTTGGTTACGTGGTGATTCTCGCGCATCTCAAAGAAAAATTGCTGAGTTAATGCCAGCGATTGAAATGGCTCTACCGGCTTCGAGGTTAGCTCGAGTACGTGGAGACACCAAAAACTATTTAGCAACTGTAGCCATTCAGCGTTTCGCTGATGCTATGACTGAAATTTTATTAGAGGGTCGTGACATGTCACACCAAATAAACAATGTAGTACGCGCACTAAATGAGATATCACGCCCGACCAGCGTGCATTAATTCAAGAGGCAAGACCAATGATTAGATCAACTGAAAAAATCACATACCGCAATGGGTTTATGCTGAATGATAAACCTGCTCATATCTCAGATATCCAACATATTTTTGATGGTAGACGCGTTATTGCGTTGTTAATTTGGGAGCAGTATGAGCGAGAAAAACAAAAATTACTGTCAAAAAATTTAACCCCTGAGCAGTACCAAAATGCTTGCCGTAATATAGCTAAAGCACTGGGGGTGTAAAGTGAGAGCATCTGATTTGTTATTAGATTTTGGACGTCCAGTTGCTTATTTCCCTGGGCTAGTAAAACGTTTGGGCAGTGTAAATGCAGTAATATTTTTTAGCCAAATATTTTATTGGCAAGATAAAGCTGACTCTAAATTAGGTGTTTATAAAACATCAGAAGAAATTGAATCTGAGACGGGTTTAAGCTACCGAGAACAGCTTACGGCTAGAAAGCATTTAGTTAGCAGAGGTATTCTGGTTGAGACTAATAAACGCTTAGAGCATAAAATTTATTATCTAATTGACTGTGAAAAATTAGATTATGTCATGTCACAACCTATTGAAAATGCACCAAATGCGCAAAGCGCAACTGGGGAAAGTCACAATAGTGATTTCGCGGAACAACAAAACGAACGACCGCGACAAGACAAAACTGACGGTGGCGATGAAACAAATCCGCAGTTCGATCCTACAGAGATTACTACATATATTACTACAGATATTACTGATGGTACGTCAGGAGAACCTGACGACAAAAAATCGTCATCAAAAATTAAATTGAATTATGAAAATATTATTAATTCATATCACGATATTTTGTCTGATATGCCAGCTATCAAAGTGATGACTGATGAGCGTAAACGGAAGTTAAGAAATTTCTGGATAAAATTTAAATTCAATCAAGAGCGCTGGGAGAATTATTTATCGTATATTGCCAGTAATTGTCGATGGATGATGGAGGATCGAGATAATGGGCGAGGGGGGACATGGCGACGTAAAAATTTAGATTATTTAATTACGGAACGTTGTTATGTTGCTGTCAAAGAGGAACGTGCTAATGACAAATGATTATTTCACCCCTCCATACAATCTTGAAGCAGAGCAGGCTGTACTAGGTGGCTTGATGATCAGCACTGACGAAGATAAGCGTCAACATGTGATATCACTAGTTAAATCAGGATCATTTTATTCAAGATCTCACAGTCGAATTTTTACAGAGATAGTGAAGTTAATAAAATCTGATTATCCAACAGATATCATTACAGTTAGTGACTCTTTAACACGTAGCGGTGATTTAGAAAAAGTTGGGGGATTTGCTTACATAGCGGAGCTTTGTAGATTACCTTCAGTTGCTAACATTGTGAACTACGCTCGGATTGTACGAGACAATGCAATACAGCGTTACGCTATCAATAATCTGAATACTTGTGTAGAGATGTTAATGGCGAATGATGGTCTTGATATCAACAATAAACTATCAAATGTTCAGCAGGTTGTATCAAGCATTATCGAACACGCTAAAACAGGAAAAAGCAAAGGTTTAAGACCTGCTCTAGATGTTGTTGGAGATTGGCTTGATGATGTTGATAGGCGCTTTAGTGATCCTAAAAATGCAGTGGGTTTTACTTTGGGTATAGAGTCACTGGATGAGTTAATGGCTCCCAAGCAGGCATTGAGAGGATCATTAATTGTTGTTGGTGCAAGGCCAAAAATGGGTAAAACCGCATTTTATAATCGTGTTGCAACTCACTTTGCATTAAACCACAAGTTACCCACATTGCTTTTCAGCCTTGAGATGACAGACCGTGGGATCATTGAACGAATGATCTCTCAAGAAGGCGATGTATCTACAGATATTTTTTATACAGGTACACATGATGATATGGAAATGGCTAGGGCATTAGCCAGAGCAAAAGAGATTGCAGAATCGAATATGTATATCGATAGCACTCCTGGTATTGATCTTAACCATATCATTGCTGAATGTCGCAAGGTTAAACGAGTTAAAGGGCAAATAGGCCTAATAGCGATTGATTACCTTACCCTTATCAAGGCTGGTCAGGCTGAACGTCGTGATATTGCATATGGTGATATTACTACGGGGTTAAAAAATCTAGCAAAAGAAATGGATTGCGTTGTCCTGTTATTAACCCAACTTAACCGTAAATTGGAAGATAGGGCAGATAAAAGACCAACACCCGCTGATAGCCGTGATACAGGGCAAATTGAGCAAGATTGTGATGTATGGATTGGTTTATATCGTGATGCTGTTTATAACGATAATGCTGATAAATCGCTAATGGAAATTCTTCTCAGATTAAATCGTGATGGAAATACTGGTACCGCTTATGCTCAGTTGGTGAATTCTTATATTAAAAATATTAGTAAGGGGGAGGCGGAAAGATTAAGTTTTAAGAGGATGGAAAATCAAATAGGATATTCA